TAGATTCCTACACCCGCACCATTCTTGCTTAGCATTGCAAGTTCATGGTTCTTTTGAAAGATCGATGTTACGCTGTCGCCGACGTGGATTGAGTTGCATGAAATCGGCAGACCGCGATTTGTTCCTAAATTCGACGCAATAGGACTTGAGACGCAAAGCCAATTTTTCCAAATTGCTTCAAAAAATTTTTTAAACCAAAAATCTTTTTCTTTATAGAAAGAACTACCAGCTTTCGCAATGCGCACGTACATCTCACGAGGTGTTTCTCCTGGCAAAAGATAACCGCCCTGAAGAGTTTTATATCCTTCTTCTAACATCCAAAGTGGTGCCTCATTACGTTTTTTTAATTCGTTTAAATCATCCATTGTAAACCTCAAAATAATAATTGTGGTGTAAACTTTGTCGTCTAATTGCTCGTGAAACACCATGTCGATTCAAAAAAGTTAGGATTCGTAATAACTCATCCATGTTTTCAAAAATTTGTAAAATTTTTCTTTGTGAAGATTTTTGAACGATAGAAAATTTCTTCTTGTTCCAAGATTCAATGCCCGAACGATTTCGAGAAATTAATGTTCTTGTTTCAAGACTGTGTTTTTTACCAAAAAAGTTGTTCAAAAAACCGTAGCGTTTGATTCGTGTTTTTGCATCAAGTTTATGACATTTCAATTTCATTCCTTGACGATGAGGTAATTGATAATGTTTACCCCGATTCCAGGGAATCTTTCCTAAACGAGAATCTGACATTCTTTTTTTTTGTTTCTTTACAAAATTTAAATTGGCCCCCGCCCGTCGTCAAATTCAATCCCTTTTCTGATTCAAATGTTTGATAAAAAGCGATATAGTATTGTTCTCTGTCGTTTAATGTAGTTAAATCAAAAATTTCATCCTGAATTATTGTGAACAAAGGAAACAAATTATCGCATTCAGATTTTTTTTTTCTTAAAAAATTGATAACTTTCGTTTTGCCACCGTTACGAATAGAGGATTCATAAGCACGAATACGTTGTTCAAGAGTTCGCTTAGTTTGACCAACATAGACAATTTGTTCTTGAATTTTAATACCGTAGATTAACATCAATCATCCCACACATTTGAGAAATCAATCGTTCCCTTGCTGTATGAATCAACGCGAGATGCAAAAAAGTCTGAATGGGAAACGCCAGCACTGAGAACATCGAACCACGACATGCGGTCAAGTGCCTCCTTGTCAATTCGTTTCCATAACTTTTTTAGGCCGAGATCGTTTAACTTCGTGTTCGTACGAAAACGGATGAAATTTTTCATATCGCTTGCATTGATACCTTCAACGTCACCGAACTCGAACGCTTTGTCAATGAAATTATCTTCGAGTTCAACAGTTAAACGTGCCGCATCGTACAATTCTTCTTTCAATTCGTCCGTCATTAGATCGGGATTTTCAGACACGAGCGTGTTAAACAACCAAATTCCGGCCTCGGAATGTAAACTTTCATCCTTGATAGAAAATGCGATGATTTGACCCACACCCTTCATTTTATTGAAACGTGAAAAATTCAACAGGATTGCAAAACTTGAAAAAAGCGAGACTCCTTCGTTGAAAGCTGAAAATATCGCGAGACTTTTTGCAATGTCTACCTTCGATTTTCCTTTGACGTTGATCAATCGATCAATTTTCGCTTTTGCGGTCGGTTCATGCAAAAATGCATCAAAATCTTCCAATCCAAGTGATTGGTTCAAATATGCATAGGAAACAGCGTGGACTGATTCCATGTTCGCAAAACATGCAGACATCATTTGGATCTCGGGGTGTTTAAACCAGCGTAGTACTTTCGCTGCCCAGTAATCTTGAATGAATACTTCGCTTTGTACGAAACCTTTTAGAACATGTCCAACAACGTTACGTTCCGTGTCGTTTAAGATCATTTTGAAATCATTGATATCACTGGCCATTGAAATTTCTTTATGAATCCAGTGTGAACTTTGTTGTTTTTCCCAAAATTCATACGCTTTTTCATAAACAAAGGGTGCGTATGTTTGACGTGCAATAGTGATGCTCATGAGTCTAATACCTATGTCCAAAAGGTAACGAATTCAATCATTTTGTGAACAATGAAGCCGTTACACTTGAACTATTACCCTTGATCTTTTTTCACAAGATTCGAGTTTTTAAGTTCATTCCAGCGTGATTTCAAATGATCTTTCATCTTTTCTTTATCATCACCAATGAACTCTTGCATGTCGGATGGACCGGAGGTGATGGTGAACTGGCTACGAGCGGTGTTGATGTTGATGGGATACAAGATTCCATCCTTGCCAGCTCGATTCTTTGCAATGTACAAGCGGCCCTGACCGTTCGCTTTCTCGTAAGACTTTCTGGAGATTGACACGATGAAATCAGCGACCATCGCCTTACCGTATGCTTCTGACATGTTTGACATGTCAACGACATCGCTGTTAGCACCGTCCTTGTTCGACTGACTCGCGGTCCAAACAACGACGTTCATCTCCATCGCGAATGCTCTTAGCTCTTCGTATGCAAGTTTCAATTCATGTCTTAGGGAATCGAACTTACGTGTTGAACGCATGATGTCAGCGTAATCGATGATCACCATCGCCGGTCGAATGTTCTTTTGGATCACCAACCTTTCGAGGTGGCTCTTTAACGTGTAGATTGTGGGCATGTTCGGCGGATACGATTTGATCACTAGCTTGCCAAGCGTCGTATCCTTCAACCTCGATGTCACCTTTTCCTTGTTGTCAATGATCTCGTTCGAATCGATGTCACAGAGGTACGAATCGTAACGAGTACCGACAGCGGTCTCAGAAAGTTCGAGAGTGTAGTGGACAACATCGAAGCCTTGCTTCAGTGCGTTCGCACCCAATGCGACCAACAAATGTGACTTACCCACGCCAGTATTGGCAAGCACAACATTGAGTTCACCCTTTCCAGCCCCACCCTGGAGGATCTCCTTCTTGTCAAGCTCTGAGAGACCCGTGGGTATCACTTCACGCTTGGTTGTAATGAACCTTGCTTCAACGTCCTCGAAAAAATCATGACCGACGCTCGGTGCCGTACCAACCATCACAGCCTTCTTGATGATCTCAACGATCTGTTCGTAGTTACCGTCGTTCGATGCGATGCAATCGACCGCCTGCCCCATCGCGAACTTCAGAGCTTGTTTTCTGCAAAAATCAAGGCTTTTTTCCTTGATGAACTCGATGTCACCAGGGTTGGGATTGGCTTTCATCTTGACGAGGTAGGAAACGACCTGTTCCTTCAACATCAAATCGCTGCCTTTCTTGAGTTCATCACCAATGATCGTCACAAGCATTTGAATGCTGGGAAATGACTTGTACTTCTTCCAGAACTCGAAATACCTCGATGCCAAAAATTGCAGGTATTTTTGATCAAAATAAGCAGGATCGAACACTTCGAGAATCTGCTCAGCCCAGACCTTGTCAACCATGAGAGCCTGAACGCAACCCTCTTGAAAAGCCTTACCGTATTGTCCTAGTGAGTTGGTAGTATCTGTCATTTTCTTAAGATTTTCCACTGAAATTCGACATCATTGGTCATCAATTGCATGTCATTTACCTTGAGAATTTTCGGTAATGGTCCAAGACAATCTTTTCCCGAATTGAGAATGATCATTTGTTTAGAGTTTATTCCGACTACAAGTACGAGCCGTCCAGTTGTGTTGGGGGAAATTCCGACCAAACAATCGTTCGGTCGAAGTTCATTGAACTTCATTTCGTCCTTTGAATACCGTTGAATCCATAAAGCAACTCGTTCACATTGATGTCGTTCAAGCCCTCGTTGATGAGGAGCTTGGCGAGTGACATCTTATCCACCTTCGGCGTCCAGGTTTCAATCACTCGATCAATTCTTTCGGCTTGATTCGGTGCGATCATGTTACCGTTCAGGAACACGAGTTGCCAGTTTCGACGTGCATCGTTCTCGAAGTCAAGAACCCTTTTGAAGTTCTTGTTTTCAGCGATATGCGTTCTGCAATAGTTGAAGATGTCATCAAGAGACACGTCCTGTTCGAGCCCCAGCAACGGAAAATGCTTGATAAGCGTCTTGAATCCCATTCTCTCAAGACCGGGAACGTTATCACCTTCATCACCGCACAACGCCTTAGCGACGGCAAAGTTATTTGCTGAGATCCTGAATTGCTTAATGACCTCTGATTTATCGATCGTACGTTTCGTGTAAAGGTTGTAGATCTTCGTGTTGTCGTTCAAGAGTTGGTAAAAATCCTTGTCACTTGAAACGATGATCTTGTTCTCGTTCTTTAGATGCCTTTCGCAAAGGTACGCGATGAGATCATCAGCTTCAGCATTCTCAGCGTAAAGTTGACAAACCGGAAAGTACTTTAGAGCCTGTAACAACAGGAACGTTTGCTTTTGGATGTTATCATCAGTCGTTGGGATGTCATCTTCGTAGAAACGATTCAATTTTTGAGGCTTACGCTTCAGCTTGTATTCGGGGAAGAGTTGACGTCGTCTTGAGCTCCCGCCACCTTCCCAAGCCATGTAGACGCTTTTCGCACCCGTCTCACCGATGATTCGTTTCAGAGACTTGAGAGTTCCAATGAATCCTCCCATTGGATCACCATTTGAACTGATCTGAGGATAGGCGGCAATGTTTCTTAAGAAGATATTTGCGACATCTACCAAAAGTACGGGTCGAGTTGTATTCATGAGGTGAACCAATTTTGATGAACGGGATGCAATGATGCACAC